GCCAGCGTTCGAGACGCCAGCGCGCTGCGCGCCGCCGCCCCACAAATCCTCGAAGGCCTTGTACTCGCCCGGCGTCTCCGGCGCGTCGACCCAAAACCCGGGGCGCTTGCGCGCGTCGGCGAGCGAGAGCCGCCCGGCCTGGTAGTCCGCCTTCGGCCTGAACTGGCTCACGATGCGACCGCCTTCACCCTTGTTCGTGGAGAGCGTCTTCAGCCAATCGGTGAGCCCGCCGACCATCACCGGGTGGTGAACTGCGTTCACGTCGACGGTCACCGGCATCTCGTTGCCGAGCTTGTTGTAGGTGTACGAGAGGAGCTTCATCGGCCCGAAGACCTCCTCGGGCGTGCGCCCGAGCGCGAGTTCGCGCGCGCGATCGGTGATGTCTCCCTGCACGAGCGAGCCCATGCCCTCGGGCAGGTGATAGACACCAGGCGCGTCCTGGGCGAGGCCTTCGGCCCCTCGGCTCTTCGTCCAGAGTTGCGATTGCGGCGTGAACTCGCCGCGCTTGTCCTTGCCCCACAGGAACGAGCCGAGCAGGTTCTCCTTCGGCACCGGCTGGCGCTGACTCGCGTTCGACATCTGCGCGATCATCCGCTCGAACTCGGGCTGCGACAGCCCCTCGTTCAACGAGAACGTCTGCAGCGGCTTCGAGCCGTAGAAAAACTCCATCTCGGGATTCACGCCGCGCCCCTTCGCGATCAACTCGTCGACTGCGCGCGCTGCGCGCTTCGAGCGCCCGAGCGCGAGCGAGCGCGCGTTCAACCTTGGCTCTTGTCCCGTGGGCGTGAGGCGCGCGATCGGTTGCTGCTCGGCGGGAATGAGTTGAGCTTCAGCGCCGCCTGGCTCGCGCGGCAAGATGTTGCCGCTCTCGCTCGACGGCGCGACCATCGGCGGCTGCTTTTCCTGGAGCACCTCGGCGAGCTTGCCGGTGCGCTGCGGCGGACTGAACCCGATCCCTTCCTCGGCGAGCTTGCGCGCGCGCGGGTTGATCGCGCCTGCCTGCAGGAACGGTGTGCTCGGGCGCAACGCCTCGGAGAGCGCAGAGCGCGTGACGCCCCCGAGGCCGCGCACGCCCTCGGCGGCTGCTCGACCGAATTGCCCGATGGTCTTCGGCCCGACCGGCGCGAACGACCCGAGCGTCTCGTACGGGTTCTCCGGCTCTTCGGCGACGAGCGACGAGAGCGTGCGCGGATGCAGCGGCGGCAGCATTTCGCCCACCTCTTTCATCGTCGGGAACACGCGGCCTGTGGGCTTCGGCAGCAGCCCGCCGAGATAGCGCCAGTTGTCGGCTGGGATGTCGTTGCGTTGCGGAGGGAAGATGTCTTCGATCTCGCCGGGCGCGCCGAGCGTCGCCTTCGTCACACCGCGAAGCGCAGCCGCGTACATTTCGAGCATCGCCTTCGGGACGTCGGTCCACGGTGGCGTGTTCTCCCTGCGCCGACGCGCGGCTTCGCGCTCCTCCGGCGTCAAGGGTTCGCGGTTCGTCGCGTAGCTGCCAGGTGCCGGGCCCATCAGTCAGTCCCCTGGTAATCCTGCAGCCCCGAGCCGAGCGCGCCCAGGCCGATCGCACCGGCACCGACGCCGGAGAAGATCGGCCCGAGGTTCGGGCTCCAGTTCTGAGCGACGCGGCGCGCCTCGTCTGGCGTCGCGTTTTCGAGATAGCGCATCACCGCAGAACGCTGCAGCGTCTTCGCGCCGATGCCGCTCGTCTTGAATCGCGGCGAGAGGGCCGTGGGCACGAGCTTCTCGATCTGCTCGCCCGTGACCGGCTCGCCACGGAAGAGGAAATTCTCGCCGTCGAATTCGAGATCGCGCGGGTTCACGTTGATGCCGCGCGCGGCATAGTCGGGGCTTTTGAGCCGCGCTTCCGTCTCGCCCGTCTCCGCATTCCACACGTCGAAGCCGCCCGCGCGACCGCGCGCGCGTGGCCGCTCACCCGAGAGCGTCGACCCGACGCTCCTCGGGTTCTCGCCATGGCGCGCGATGGTCGAGAGCACGTTCGCGAGCAGACGCTGCTGGTTCACAGGAGAGAGCCCGCTCGTCGTCGAGAGCGGGATGTCGTTCCTCAACGCGTGACTGTGGATCGCCTGGTAGATCAACTGCCCGCCGCCGGAACTGCCTCCCTCGGTGGATGTGACCGAGCCCGTGCCAGGGACGTAGGTCGCGCTGCTGTGCTTGGCGGGCACCGAAATTTCGTACGCCTCTTCGTCGTTGTAATCCGGGTTGTCGATCTCTTTGTACTTGGGCCTGCCGCGCTCGTTGCGCATCTGCTCGCCGCCCCGGCTCTTCTCGTACATGATGTTGCCGTCCTCGTCGTACACAAGCTCGCCGCCGCGAGCTTCCTTCGGCACCTCCTTCGTGCCCCACAGGCCCGGGGGATAGACGGGTGCGTCTTCTTCCGGCGGGCCGACAAGCTCCTTCTCTTTCTCGACCTTCTTCACGTTGCCGCGCTCGTCGTACATCGGCGAATCGCCTGCTTCGTGGAACATCAACTTGGGCTCGCCGTGGCGGTCGAGCATGATCTCGCCTGTGCCGTGCGTCTTCGGCACCTTGATCTTGTAGGGCTCGTCGCCCGAAGCGCCGTAGTCGACGTTGATCTTCAGCCCCGACTGCTTCGAGTAGTAGTCGGCGATGTCCTCCATGCTACTCAGGTGCTCGGGCGGCGCGGTTCCGTACAAGAAGAGGTTCGGGTTCTCCTTCGCCCCGCCGAGGAACGCGTTGACCGCCGCGCGCGCGCGGTCCTCGTCGTACATCTCGCCACCGAATTCGGTGTCCTTGCGAAGCGCCTGCATGCGCGCTGCCGCTTTCAGCTTCTCCTGCTCGGCAGTGAGCGGATCGATGCCCGGCAGCGTGCCCTGGCCGGTGTACGGGTTGAAGTGCGGGATCGGCTGTTCGAGCGGCGCGCCAGCCGTCGCTTGCTCGGACATCTCCTTCGCCGCGCGGTTGATCGCCTCCTGCCGAGTTTGCTGGTAGGCCTCGCGCGCGCGCTGGCGCTCGACCTCGGCATTCAGGCGGCTCGTGCGCTGCGCCTCGGTTTCCTGGTAGAACGAGGGCGAGCGCAGCGGGTAGCCATCGGGGCCCAGGCGGGTCGACACACCAGCGACCTCGGGCGCGCCGACGCGCGCCGCGATGGCCGGGCCCTGCTCAGCAGCGCGCAGTGCCTCGGCTGCTTTCGCCGCCCTGGCGAGCTTCGCCGCTTTCGCGAGCGCGTCAAGTACGCCCACGGTTCACCTCGATGGCCTGCGCGATGTCGCCCTTGCGCGATGCGTCCTCGCCGCGATAGAACGCCAGGCGCTTCTCGCGATCACGCTTGAACTGCTCCTTGTAGTCGTCGAAGCTCGCCAGGCCGTTCGCGCGCATGTACTCGCGATGCGTCGAGCGCGAGGAGAAGCGCGGATCGTTCGCGTCCTGGTAGCTGCGATCGTTCCACAGCACCGCGTCCGAGTTGACCGGCTCGGGCACGTAGTCGAGCGACACCTCGACCAGTTCGAGCCCGCGCTGAATGTAGCGGCGTCTCATCCCGGTTGCACTCCGGGCGGCAGACCCGCGAGCCCGCCAGGGCCTGGCGCTGCTTGCGGCTCCGGCGGGTTGAGCATCTCGCCCACCGCCTTCATCTGCTTGGTGCGCGCACTCGATGCGGCCTTCATCTGGTCGGTCTGAATCTTCGCGGCGGTCTTCATCCGCGTCGCCTGCACGTCGGCGCTCGCCTTCATCATCGTGCCTTGCGCGTCGGCCTTCGCGGCGATCTCAGCCGGGCTCGGTTGCGGCGGTTGCGGCGGCTGCTGCTGCATCGCGGCCATCGCCTGGTCGAGCACGCCCTCGATGGTCTTCGCGCCCTTGAAGCCGGAGAGGAACCATTGCAGCATCTGCATCAGCAACGGCACCGCCTCGGGCTTCGCCTGCGCGAGCGGCATCGCGGCCTGCATGAACTGGCCGATCGCGGTGATGCACTGCGTGCGCGCGTCCTGCTCGGCGGCGTAGTCGGTCATCGCCATCGTGTCGGGGTCGACCGCGAGCGAGTAGAGCGCCATGCGCTTGTCGCGAAGCAACTCCACCGCGCTCTGCGCGAGTTGCGCGTCGGGCGTCTTGTCGATGAGCGAGCGCCGAATCAGCGTCTCGGGCTGGAAGTGCGCGGCCATGATCTCGGCTTTGATCTGCAGCGCCGACTGCACGAACTCGGCAAGCTCGCCCTGCATGAAGGTCATCCGCACCGAGCCGTACTGCGCCTTCAGTTGCTGAGCGGTCGCGGTTTCGCTCGCGACCGACGCGCCGCGCATGATGTCCGAGAGCCCGGTGAGGTCGTAGAGGTCTTGCTTCAGCGCCGCCTTCACCTCGCGCAACTTGTCGAGCGCGGCCATCACCATGTCGAGCGGGAACCAATCGACCGCGCCCTTGATCCCTCCGCGCTCGGCGAAGAGCGCCCAGTTGTCCGCCGGGATCATGATGTTCTGCACGCGGTTCGAGATCAGTTGCTGTAGCTGCGCGCTCGATTTGTCGTACACGCCCGCGACGCGGATCGCGTCTTCGAGGAGCATGATGCGCGCCGAGATCACGTCGAGTTCGACGTACTGATCGCGCAGCATCTGGTAGTCGGCCTTTGGCACGAACGCGCTCGTGCTCACGTTCGCGATGAGCGGCTTCGGGCACGGGAAGAATTCGGTGAGCCCGAGCGGGTCGGCCTGCTCGCCGAGTAGCTCCTCGAAGCCGATCACCTTCCAGCAGACGTAGCGCGTCTCCTTGTTCCAAATCTCCCACACCTGGGCCTTCTGCCAGGGATCGTTCTCGACCATCGCGCCGTTCTTCGCCGCTTTCGCGTTCTGCAGCGGCACGAGCGCGCCGAGGCGCTTGCCGAATTTCTCGCACAGTTGCTCGCGCGTCATCCACACGCCGCGCGCAACCCAGCGCACCTCGGGCCAGGTGCGCGCGGGCGACCAGAGGAAATCGCGCCAGTAGACGTAGTCGGTCGACACATGCTCGTCACCGATCACGTTGAACGTGCCGCCCTCGACCATGGTCTGCCCGCTCTGCTGATCGACCACCGGGTCGATCGTCTGGTCGGTGAAGGTGGGCTCGTAGCGCAGCCAGATTTGCCCCATGCCAGGCACCAGGCGATCCTCGATCGCGTGGCGCAGCGACTGATCGAAATCGCTCGCGCGCGAATCCATGTCGAGGTTCAGGATGCGCTCGATGATCATGCCGCCGACGCGCGCGACGTCGTCGGTGTAATCCTTGTGCCGACGCGAGACGTCGGCGCGCGGCTGCTTCGCGTACAGCGCCGCCTTCAGGATGTTCACGTTCGACCAGAAGAGATTGAAGACGCCGTCCGCGTCGGTCGAGTTCGCGTTCGTGGCCTTGCCGCCGAGGTAGCGCTTCACAACGCGCACGCCCGTCTCCTGCCACTTCTCCAGTTCCTTCTTCGCGCACGCAAGCTCGCGCTCGTACAGCGCGCTCTTGGAATCGAACTCGCTCTTGGTTTCGGCCATCAGAACACTCCCCAAATGCCAAGCTCCTTCGGCACCTCGAAGCACTCGCACACGCGGTTCTGCTCGGGGATGAATCGGCTCTTCCTGAACCAAAACTTGCGCGTCGACGCGGTGATGTAGATGTAGTGCGTGAGCGCCGCATTGACGACGTAGTAGCCTTCGAGCGGCGGGTATCCGCGCTCGACGTTGTAGCACTGGTCGACGATGATCGTGTCGAACGGGAAGTCGTCGGTGAAATCGACCTTGCGATGCTTCACCTCGATGCGGCGCTTCACATGGATGTCACCCTCGTCGCGCCACTCGTGACGCACGCTCTCATCCGGGCGCAGCTTCATCGGCAGCGCCTCCACGCACTCGCCGCGCTCGCGCAGCATCTTCTCGACGCGCAGCACCGCCGCCCTGGAGCGCTCGAAGTCGGCCACGAATGCGACGTTCGACTTCATGTCAATGCGTTCCGGGCAAGATCACGGTCGCCGTGCCCGTTGGCTCGCACTCGACCTTCACCGTGACCTCGCGATTGCACGGGCCCGAGATCACGGTGCATCCGCAGAGGAAGACGATGATCCACGCGAGCTTCAAAAGTGCCGCCCGCCGCTCGCGGCTGCGCGGTCCTCGTACAACTGTTCGAGGTGGAACGCGTAGGTCGCCGGGTGTCCGACGTCGCGATAGCGGTCGCCAGGATTCGCCGCCTGCTCGAACTCCATCACCGACTGGCATCCGTAGCTGAACGCGTCGCCGCCGTGGCTCGCGTAGTTGTGATCGGGCTCGCGCGAGAAGGTCTTGCGCTGCTCGTCGTACTTGAACGCCCAGTCACGCAGAATCTGCAGACCCTTCGCGCACGCCGAGCGCGCGAAGCTGCAGCGCGTGACGATCGAGCGCGCGGCGTTCACGCGATCGACGATGCGCGTCTGCGGCACGATGCCGCAATTGAAGCCCGCCTGCAGGAACTGCTCCAGCACCGAGTGACGCGAAGACATGTGCTTCGCTTTCGCGTCGTGCGGCAGCAGCACCTTCGAGATCGGCAGCGGCTGCGCGCGCAGGCGCGTGATCCAGTCTTCCGCATCGAGGCCCGTGTCCTCGTCGTAGGCGAGCAACTGGAAGCCGCCGGGGATCGCCTGCCAGAACCAGAACGCCGCCGCGTCGCGGTAGCCGATGTCGGACGACACCACGATGCCAGAGCCCGCCGGGTCATACTGGAAGTGATCGGCGATGCGGCCTTCCTTCTCCGCGCGCTCGATGCGCGAGCCGAGAATCGCGCCGACGTTCGCCGCGCTGAAGTCGACCAAGTACTCCTGGCGCGCAAGCTCCTCGGGCATGCCGGTGCGAATTTCCTCGTCGATCATCGCCTGCGTCATGTAGCCCGCTTCGATCGCGTTCACCTGCGACCAATCCCACTCGTCCTCGCCCTTGGCGATCTGCAGCATGTCGTGGAAGTGGTTGTAGCCGCGAGGCGTGCCGATGAACGCGGCCCAGCCCTTGTTCTGCACGAGGATCGGGCGGAAGAACATCCAGGCGCGCGGATCGATGAGCGCGTACTCCGACATCACCAGGCCCACCGGGTTCGAGCCCACCACCGAGTTGTACGCGTCAGCGCCGATCAACTGGTAGATCGAGCCGCACTTGAACTGGATTTTGAGATCGGTTTCGTTCGTGCTCGCGCGCGCCCACTTCGGGAAAACGTGGTCGAGGATGCGCCGCTCCTGGTCGTCGATCGCGTCCCACACGTTGCGCTTCGCCTGCGTGAACGTCGGCAGCATGTGGAAGTAGGTGCCGATGCGCTTGTGAGCGGCCTTGGCGATCTGGTGCATGAAGGTGACGTCTTTCCCCGAGCGGCGCGCCCACACGTAGACACCGCGCGTGATGCCTGCGTCGAATGCGGCCATTGCGCGGGCCTGGTATGGGCGCGGCTCGAAGCCGTGCGGGAGCCTGAAGTCAGCCACGCGGGGCCTCCAGCGCCGGTTTCTTCTCCGGCGTGATGTCGATCTCCTGGTCGCCGACCATGGTGACGATCTTGATCGTGAGCGCCTGGCCCTCGGCGAGGTCGAGCGGCACGCGACACTGCTTGCTCATCTCCTGCACGAAGATGCGCGCGTTCTCGTCGGACTTCCTCGCGAACTCGACGAGCCACGCCATGCCGCCCAGGACGTCGAAGGCCTCGACGTAGCACTCGCGCAGCATCTTGTTCATCGCAGCCGCGCCGCTCGGGTCGCGCTGCTTCGTCGGGTAGAAGGTGCGCTTGCTGCCGTCCCGGTTGGTGACGGTGACCGGTGCGAAACTAGGCACGGGCGCGGAGCGCGCGCGAGCGCGCACGCTGGTGAGTCTCGTTGAACTCCTCGCGCGGCGGCGCGGGCGGTTCGGCAGCTTCCTCTTGCGGCGACTCAGGCCGCGAGCCCTTCATCGCGTTCGAGAGAAGCCGCGAACCCTTATCTGCCTGATTGAAATCGGTAGCAACAGTCTGCGGAATGCCGACTTTCTTGGCGAAGGCCGGGTTGTGCGCGGCTGCGGCCATGGTACGGGCTTGCTTTTCGGTTGAGCTTGGCATCGCTTCATCCTCGAACGCCCATGGTGGTTGAGAGCGGTGTGGCGCTCGGGCGCGGCTGCTTGCGTAGGGCATCGGAGAGCAACCGCTGAAGCTGAAGCTGGGGCACGTTGCCGCCGGTCGGCGGCTGCGCCGTCATGCCATCGGGCGACGGCGCGGGGCCCTGCGGGATTGGCAGTGGCATCTCAGCCGCCGCTCAACTTCGCCGCGAGCGGCCACAGGAGCGCAGCGGTCAGGAACGCGAGTGCGAGCGCCTCGGGGCCATGCACTTTCGGGATCGGGACGTTGAACGCGCACAGCAGGAAGAGCACCAGCGCGATGACGAGCAACAGAATCGGAACCATGCGAGCACCCCCGTCGTGGCGCTCCCCGGTTCACATCGACGCCGTTCAACCGGTGAGGGTCGATATGTCGACGCTCACCGGGAAGCATGGAATCAGGGTTCTACGCTTCCACGCGGTCCTCGTCAAGAGCCGGGCTGACGTGGGCCTTTATCCCGGCTAACGCCAGGCGGGTGAGCAAGAGCGCTTCGCCCGAGCGCACCTGGGCGGGCGAGAAGTGCAGCACCCGCCAGCCGTGCAGGATCGCGAGGTTCGACTTCTCCCGATCGCGCTCGAAGCGGCCCTTGATGCGATGCACGACGCCGTCGATCTCGATCGCGAGCGCGCACGCAGGCAGCGCGAAGTCGAAGCGGAATTTCCGCGCGGGCACGAACGCGTGCTCGCGCCGGTAGTCGATCGCAGCCTGGTCAAGCTGCAGCGCGAACTCGTTCTCCCAGCGCTTGCCGGTCACGACGGCCCGCGAGTGCCGCTTGAAGCGCTCGGCGAGCGCGCGATACTCGGCCTCGGTGAGCCTCACACATCCAGGCCCGTCGTCGTGACCCCGAGCCCGCCCTGCTCGGCGCGCATGTCCTGCGCGCTCGGCGGGAAGGTCTTGCGCGCGATCTCCACCATCTCGGCCAGCGCCTC